TTACGCAACGGTCTGCAAAACCGTGCACTCGGGTTCGAGCCCCGACGTGGCCTCCAACGCATTGATTTCATTCACACCACTGCGGACTCGGAAGCGCACCACAGTGCCCTTTGGCCCCTCGTCCCCGCACATGCGGGAGGTTTTCTTAGCAGCCTCTGCGTGCATGGTGCTGTTGACGTGGGTGTAGCGCAGCATGGTCGTGGGGCTCGTCCAGCCCAGCATTTGCATGACGATAGCGGGCAAAACGCCTTCCTGCAGAAGTCGCGTGGCGCGTGTATGGCGCAGCGAGTGCAGCACCAGCTCGGCTGAGCCCCCGCACTTTTCCACCGCCGTCTTGAAATGCCTTCGCAATAGGTAATCATTCGGCAGGCCTGTTCCCGCGATCAGGACGCGCAGCTCCCGGGCCAGCTCAGGGTGCAGATAGACCTCTCGAGCCTTGCCCGTCTTGGTCTGGCGCGCGTGCAGCCTGATCCACTCGTCGCCGATCTGCTCAGGGGCGAGCACGTACAGCTCACCGAGGCGCATCCCTGTCTCGATCAGGACGCGCACGCACAGGGCCTCCGAGGACCACCCAGCGCTCGCCATGGCGCTGAGGACCGCATCCTCCAGCTCGGGCGCGACTATCTCAGTGCGCTCACCGTCCTCGTCCTGCAGCGGCACCACTGGCCTGCCCATGATGAACCCACGAGCACTCGCGAAGCTCAGGACCGCCGAGGCCAGCGTGAGGTACCGATTGATGGTGCCATTGGCGAGCGTGTCGCGGCCCTGATAGCCCGGGCGCTTCTGGAGGTACTCGACCACTTTGTCCAATTCCTGGGTGCCGACCATTGAGATGTCGAGGTCTCCTAGGCGGTCGATCACGAGGTCTAGGCGCTGGCGTCTGGAGCTGTCGCGGCCCCGCTTCCACTTGCCCTTGCGCGGCCCGCCAGCGTCCCAGCACAGCTCGGCAACCTCTCGGAACGTCGTGCCCGTGCCCTTCACCTTGGCGTGGTGCGGCGGCTCGGTGCCAGTGGCGCGCACGTAGGCCTCGTAACCATCCGCCTCTTGCATGGTCGGGAAGGGCTGCTTGTAGCGCTGGCCCTTGAAGACGAAGTCTGCATACCACTGGCCGGTCAGCTTGCCCTTGCGCTTCTCAGGATACGCCATGTTCTCAGGCTCCATCGCCGACGAGTTTGTTGTAGCGGTCGCGCCAGTACCCGCTCTTTTCATAGAGCTTCTGAGCCTTGTCCATGTCACCGCGCTCCTCAGCCTCGTTGGCGTCAGCGAGGTGACGGCTGCAGCGCTCGTGCGCCTCTGTGATGCGCTCCTGTAGGGTTTTGGCCGACATGTCATCAGTCTCCGATTGTAATCAGTCTGGACGTGCGAAAGAGCCCCGTAGGGCTCCAGCGTCTACTCGTGAACGATGATGACCGTGGGTGTCTTGGGCGCATCCCGCAAGCTCTGGCTCGCGCGCGACATGCGAGCCCCTAGGTCATCAGTTTGGCACCCACTGAGCATCAGTGCAGCCAGCAACAGGCACGTGCGGATCATGACTTGGACTTCCTGCCCGCGAGGGCGCGATAGACCGCAGTGGCGAGCGCAACGCCCTTAGGCGTCAAGAACACCTGATGCTGCCTGCGGTTCATGGGGTTAGGCTTCGTGTACACAAGCCCGAGGCCGGGCTCGTGACGTCTGTTCAGCTCGCCGAGGTCGAGCATGTGGCGCGTCATGACAGCTGGGTTAGCGCCTGCCTTGCGCGCGTACTCGCCCACGCCGAGGCCTTCCTCTTCCGCGACCATGAGGAAGGTGGAGGCCTGCTGCAGCGGCATGATCGAGTAGACAGCCTTGAAGGGCTCTAGGGCCGTGAGGAGAATTCGCTGAGCCTCGCGGACCTCTTCGTTGAGTGTCGAGCGCGTGACCATACGAGATGACACTCCAAGGTTAGGGCGGCTGATAGACGGGGTGTGCGTGTGTAGTGTCATACTCAAACTCCCTTTAAAGGCCTATGCGACAAATCTCACTATCAACAGCGAAGCTGTAATAAGCACCGCCCCAGCACACCCGCATTCCAGAGCTACTGCGGTAATTCCCGCACTCAGGAACACGAGTGAGACAACTATGAGCATAGTCTTACCTCCTGTGAAGAGTACGGAACGGGAACTGAGCCTTGGTGTCCTGAAATAAGTTTCACATTGGGTAAATGTTCCAAGGATGCCGTAGCCTCCTCGGTCTCGAATGGTACTAGCGAGAACCCGTTGTCCCAAAGGCGCAAGCCCGGGAGGACCACGTCTAGTCGTATCTCCACCTCGCCACTGATGTTGCACACGTGCACCACGGATGCCGTGAGGCCCGCAGGCACTATAGATAAAGGCATTAGGTCAATCGCGCGGGTGGTGCGGAAGCGTTCGCCCACGCGTACGTTAGATGTCTCATGGCTGGGAATTAGAACGCTGGTCAGCCCACCAACCAACGTCAACTGAAGAGCCCGTCGTGTCATCTAGCCCACTGCTTTCATGTCTAAACAATTACAACTACTAACCTATGCCGCAAGCTTCTATACCTGGGCAAGAGACAAACGCGTCTTCCCGGAGCAATACGGACACTGTGACACTAAGGCCTCAGTTCCCTCAATTTCGCTTCAATAGCGAGGCGCTCCTTATCGACCTTGAAGCCCGCGCGTTCACTGGCCCGCAAGCGCAACAGCTCGTGCTCGTAAAACCAGGATTGGGATTGCTCTGGGGTCTTGGGGTCTCGGAAGCCCATTAGTGCACCAGCACGATGTAGAAGAGCAGGGCGAACGCTAGGCCGCTTCCGAAGCTCGCGCACGCAAGGTGTGCCAATCGTGTATCTCGCATCTTACGCTCCTCAAAGCTTGATGGTGTCTAGAACGGATTGTGCATCGAGCGCGGCGTAGTGATACATCGCGTCCGTGATGATTTCGTCCCACATCGTGGTCCAGAAGTTGTTCCAGAAGATCATTACAGGCTCCTAGTGTCACTGATGCCCATCATCAGGCCGCGCGATACGCGACGACGCCCGAAGGCGTTTCGGGCTCAGACGGCTTGCAGAACAGTGAAGCCAGCGGCCTGCGCAGCACCGTCCCAACGGTGACCGCCGTCCTTCGCCAGCGCCCCGCGCAGGGCGTCGTATTCCGCCACCTCGCTTGCGAGCCAGCGGTTGACGTCAAGACCATCCTTGATGCGAGACACAGCGGACGACACTGCGGCCGTGTGCTTGTCGTAACCACCGCCAGCGGCAAAGCCGCGCACCATCTCAGAGCCAAAGATGTGCACGTAGGCATAGAGCCTGCCTGCGCCGTCGCGGGGATACTTGAAGGCAACCGAGGCAACGCGCGCCCCTTGCTTGTTCAGGATCACGTATGCGGACACGTTGGCGAAGGCTGCGCGGTGCTGATCGTAAATCTTTGTCATGGTCGTATTCCCTTGCAATTGTAATCGGTGGAGACAAACGAGTGACGGGCTTAGGCAACCGCGAACATGTCCGGGCGAAGCCGTGCGACCTTGAAGGCCATTTGATCGGCGCAGATTTGCGCACAGAGCTTGCTGGTGAATGTCTTATCGGTGCTCATGACTGCAAAGCCTCCTAGTCGGATTGTGCTGATATGATCGCCCATCATCAGACCGCGCATCACGCGGTGACGCCCGAAGGCGTTTCGGGCTACTTGCTATCCGTGCAGATCAGGCGCGCACACTGGAGAAGGCCGCGCGCGTCAGCGTCCCAAGCCTTGGCCGTGACACGGTCCTGAAAGTTCGCCCGGATGTAATCGGCCTTCTCTGAGCAGATCAGCGAGAGGCCCGCGACCACGTGAGTGAGCCCGTGGCGGTCAATCATCTCTTCAAGCGCTGTAGTGATGTCCTGCATTGTGGTATTCCCTTGCAATTGTAATCGGTTGAGACAAACGAGTGACGGGCTTAGGCAACAGCGAACATGTCCGGGCGAAGCGTCGCGACCTTGTGCGCCATTTGATCGGCGCAGATTTGCGCACAGAGCTTGCTGGTGAACGTTGACGTTTCGAGGCGCGCGCCCTTCGGGCAATAGCTGCCGACCATGCGGCCCATCACACCGCGCACGGTGATCATGGGAATGAAGGAAGAGCCGAGGGACTTGACGGTTGCATGAAGGCGGAAGGTCATTGGTGCTCCTAAGAGTGTCCTGGTTGGCGTCAGCGCCTGTCCCCATATGAGGCCCAGTGTGACCGTTTGGCAATGGGTAATTGATGACAATGGACATATTTAGGTGCGACAGATTGTCGCAGGGGGCGCGAGCGTGCGCCTAAGACAGCCTAGGCCGACCCGGGAATAGGGCCGATTCAGGTGCGCGGGGCCAGGTTTGGGTGCGACACTGCGTGCCGCTGGAGGATTGCCTAGGAAGCCCTAGGAGTGCCCATGCGAGCGCGGGCTGCCGTGGTAGCGGGCAGGGACAGCCAATGCGTCCTGAGCGTTCCCAAGAGGTCCTAGGGGCCTAGCAGCCCTCAAGGTCTCGTGGCCTCCCATTGTCTTACACGCGAATAGGTCCGGATCGGCCCTATATACTGAGGCCGGTCCTGTAAGAGACACGCATCAAATTTCTTACAAATAGGACCTGGTCCTTGTGTCACGGTTATTTGAACCGATGAAGGCCTAGCAGTCTCAGGGTCTTAGGTGCACGTGCGGGGACAGATGCGGGGAATAATGGGTCCCCTTTGGCGCGGGACCCCTATTTGGGCGCGATTTCCCACGCGATTTCAAATTTCGACGGCTTTAGGCCGTTTGCTGCTCGGCTGACGCCGCGTCTTGGGACCACCCGGGATTTCTTGGGTCCCATTAGGGCCGTTTCGGTCCCATTGCGGAGAATACGGGTCCCATTCGCCGCTTCCGGTACCGGTACTTGGGTCCCACAGGTTGACCATGGGCAACCAAGGTTCCCTAGGTGTTCTATTGACCCGGGCCAATCGGAGCAAATGGTACTTTTCCTAAGTATTCTCAAGCACATGACCGTTATTTCCACTCACTAATGGATAAGACGCGCCTTGATGCGCCGTACGGACGCTCGGCGTCACTTCATCTCGGGCACCTAGGGGGCTTTGGGGGTTCCTAAGAGCCTCTCAAGAGCAACCTAGGTCGCTTCAACAATAATCATGAAGGTCATCTCCTTAGAGGACCTAAGAACCTAAGAACCTAGGAATCCTAAGATGGCCCGGGCCAATCGGAGCAAATGGTACTTTTCCTAAGTATTCTCAAGCACATGACCGTTATTTCCACTCACTAATGGATAAGACGCGCCTTGATGCGCCGTACGGACGCTCAGCGTCACTTCATCTCGGGCACCTAGGGGGCTTTGGGGGTTCCTAAGAGCCTCTCAAGAGCAACCTAGGTCGCTTCAACAATAATCATGAAGGTCATCTCCTTAGAGGACCTAAGAACCTAGGAATCCTAAGATGTCCCTCGAAACGGGCACGTACATCAACGACCTCGTGCCCACAAACCCGGTGCCATCTGACGGTCTCGGGCAGTCCGATGATCACCTGAGGCTCATTAAGGCCGCTCTCAAGAACACCCTGCCTAACTTCACATCTGCGGTGTTGTACAGCACCCAAGCGCAAATCGACGTGGCGTCCTCGTACGTGGCAGCTCTGCTCTCCGTAGGTGTAACGCTAGGCAATGGGGCGCTCCGGGGTAACGGCACCGTGCCTGCGGGCATGATGGCGGACTTCGGTGGTGCCGCGGCTCCCACGGGCTGGCTGGCGTGCGACGGGCAGGCAATTTCGCGCACTACCTACGTGGACCTCTTCAACGCTATCGGCACAACGTGGGGCGCTGGCGACGGCAGCACCACATTCAACGTGCCAAACCTGGTTGCCTACTTCAGGCGTCACCGCGACAACGCATCGCTCGCTGGCGCGGTGGGCACGAAGAAGAACCCGGCGAACCTCTCGCACACACATACGGGCTCAGGCACCACGGGCACCGAGAACGCCGTGCACTCGCACTTCTTCTCGGCCACCTCAGGCGCGATGTCCGCGAACGCCACGCATACGCACGGGTGGACGCAGACGCATCGGCTGTACGGCAACTTCCAGAGCTACACGTCTGGTGGCGCGGTCGGCGGCATTCAGCTGAACAACGGCACGGACGGCTCCGTCGAACTCACCTCGACAAACACGGACCACACGCACGCTGTCAGTGGCACCACAGGTACCGAGAGCGCCTTCCACGCCCACGCCTTCAGCTTCACCACGAGCGTAGGCAGCGTGGATGACGTTGAGGCCCGCCCGTACTCGGCGACCGTACTAACGTGCATCAAGACCTAATCACTCACACCGCTACCGTTAGGGTCACCTAGGTAGTCCTAGGAACCCCATGGCTATTATCCCCGTCCGTGAGCTTGCCAAGTACGGCATCATCACGGACATGGACCCTTACGACCTCCCGAAAGAGGCGTGGTCCTTCGGCGTCAACGTACGCTTCCGCAACGGCAAGGTTTCCCGCGCTCCGGTCTTCCGAAACGTGGGCAACCTCAGCGGCTCGCCGCGCTACGTGTTCTCCTCGAACCCGGCGAGCGGCCTCGACTTCATCTTCATCAACTACCTGACCGGCGAACTCAAGCGCTGGCAGAATGGTGCTGAGACCGACTACTCGATCACAGGCTTCACGCCCGCTGCGACGGAAGTCACACACACGTCCTGCTCCCTCGGAGGCGTGGTCTACAGCAATCGCGCTGATCGTGTGCCGTGGTCTTTCGGACCCACCGACAGCCGCTTCCAAGCGCTGGCGAACTGGTCTTCAACGTGGCGCGCACAACTGCTGCGCACGTGTGGCGGAGCTCTCGTAGCGCTCAATGTCACGAAAGCTGGCGTCACTTTCCCCACGATGGTGAAGACGTCAAGCATCCCACTCTCTGGCACTGTTCCGGTGTCGTGGGACCAAACCCTCCCCAACACGCTCGCTACCGAGAACATCCTTGCTGACATGCAGGGGCAGATCATCGACGCCAACAACTTCGGCAACGCTCTCGCCATCTACGGCTTGAACGAAACGTGGCTGATGACGCCAGACGGCTCGACGCAAATCTACAACTACCGACAGCTGCCATTCAAGAAAGGTGCGCTGAACGCTAACTGCTCCGTCCAGATCGACGGCAAGCATCTCGTGTTCGGCCCCGACGACATCTGGACGCACGACGGCTATTCGGAGACGTCACTGTGCAACGGCACGGTGCGCGACTTTATCTTCCAGAACCTCAACCTGTCGAAGGCGAACCGCTGCTTCGTTGCTCACAATGTGAAGCTGAAGGAAGTGCACTTCTGTTACGTGTCCGCTGATCGCGGCGTATCGTTCACCGATCAGAACCAGGGCTGCAACAGGCAGGCCGTCTACAACTACGGCAACGCATCGCCTACGTGGACGTTCGATGACCTCCCGATGGTGTACGCCGCCGACAACGCGAACCTCGACACCACGCTGACTTACGCGACCGTGACCGAGACGTACGCCTCTATCGGCAGCACCTACGCGGATCAGGACGACGGCTTCAAGCGCACGCTCTGCTACGTGGGCAGCACTTGGGCTCCCAACAATCTCACGGCAAGCCTCTACGCGTTCGACCTCTACGGCCCGGGCTCCAGCGTCGTGTTTCCCGTGGACACCAACGCCACTCGGCCGCTCCAGCTGGAGAAGGACGGCATCGACCTCGACGGCATCGGAGTTGACCTCCGTGGCTACAAGTCGGTGATCGCGCTCTATCCTCAGGCGCGCCTCGAACTCACCGCGCAGCCCTTGGTCTTCACTATGGGCTCCTGTGACTACTTCGGCGGCCCGATCATCTACGACACCACGCAGACCTACGATGGACAGGCTCTCTACAAGCTCGACTATCGCAGCGCGGGCAGGGCGCTCGGCATGAAGATTTCCTACGCCGACTACGCGGCCTTCACCCTCACAGGCATCGACTACGAACTCGACGCAACAGGCGAACGCTAATGGCAATCAGTGACACACTCACCCCGTACAAGCCGCAAGAGTTTCCGCAGCTACCGGGCTCTGAGCAGCGCTACATGACTGCAGAACTCCAGCGCGTCTCCGCATCACTCGCGGCGGCGATTGCTGTGATCAAGCAGATGGACGCCAAGCAAGTCTCGCATGGCTGGTGATTTCGCTCGTGCCGCTGCGCACGAAGTGTTGGGCACCGACGAGTACGCGATACACATCGAAGACTTTCGGCGGGGGCAGGACACGTTCCTGCTCCTGCATCTACGCTTCACCCGCTGGACGCCTTCGGTGTTCAAGAGGTTCATCGCGCATTGGACGCTGCTGCGGCAGTGCGTGACAGCTCCGCTATTCGCGCTCGGCGAAGTGGACGACGACAAGTGGGAACGCTTCGTCACACGCTTTGGCTTCAGGTTTCTCCAGACAGTCAAATGCGAAAACGGTGAAACCCGCCGTCTCTTCATTCACGTTCTAACGGAAGCACCAACCTCCAATGTCAATGTTCAGCTCGTCCAAGGACACCAGCTCGTCCGGGACGAACAATTCCACCGTTAATCCGTGGGCTCCTCAGGCCGGCGCGCTCACGGACGCATTCGGTAACGCGCAGACCGCCTACAACCAGTCGAGCCAAGCGCAGGCTCCCACCAATTTCACTGCCGGTTACACGCCCGATCAGCTCGCGACCTTCAACTCGATGGTGCAGCAGGGCGGCAACATGGCGGTCCCCAATTCCAACGCCGCCGCAGGCGCAGCGCTCAACACCGCTGGCACCGCTGGCGCAACGGGCGCTCTCTCGGGCCTCGCCGCGTTCGATCCCACGAAGCTCAACAGCGCCTCGGGGATCGTAGACGCCGCGAACTCCTACGTGAACGGGCAGGACATCAACTCGCAAGTCAACAACGCGATGCTAAATGCAACGCAGACTGCGCGTGACGTCACCATGCCGGGCATCGAGCAGAACGCAGCGCTGGGCGGCAACACCAACTCCTCGCGCACGGGCATTGCGGACGGTCTAGTCCAGCGTGGCCTCGCAGAGCAGTCCGCGAACCTCGGCGCATCGCTTCGCTCGCAGGCCTTCCAGAACGGGCTCACGCTCGCGCAGACGCAGGCCGCGAACAACAACGCATCAACCCTCGGCGCACTCAACAGCGCGGGCACCATCGGCAACAGCTCGGTGAACTCGGGAGTGAACGCGAACAACTCGTCCATCGCAAACCAGACGGCCCTGAACAACACGGCAGTCGCGGGTGGCGCAGGACAGCAGGCGGCCAATCAGGCGGACCTGACGAACCAGCTCCAGCAGTATCAGTCTCAGGTGTCTTCGCCGTACGCGAGCCTGCAGCAGCTCATGCAGATTATCGGCGGCCAGAATTGGGGCTCACAGACCTCGGGCACCACGACCGGCCAGAGCACCACGACCAGCAACCCTTCGCTTGTGGATGACATTGGCAAGGTGGGCGGCGCACTGTCGTCGTTCTTCTAATGCAGGGCTTCCCCGAATACGATCCGCGCTGGGGCAACGCTATCGCTTCCATCGAGAGTGGAGGCGAGAGCAGCCCGTACGGCGCAATAACGCCCAATCCGAATGGACGGCGCGCGCTCGGCAAGTATCAGGTGATGGAAGAGAACCTTCCCGAGTGGACCCAAGCGGCCCTCGGCAAGCGTCTCGACGCCAATCAGTTCCTCAACGACCCTGACGCGCAGGAAGCCGTCTTCAAGCACCGCTTCGGCGGCTACGTGAGCAAGTACGGCAACCCTCAAGACGCCGCGTCCGCGTGGTTCACAGGTGGCCCTCAGTCTACCGGCGCGAACAAGCGCGATAGCCTCGGCACCACGGGCTCTGGCTACGTCGCCAAGTTCAACAAGGCCCTCGGCGAGCCACAGGGCGCACTATCTTACGCAAACACTGGAGCCCCCGTGGCAGACAATACAGACGACGCGCCTGCGCTCAGTGCGCGTGCGCAGCTCGGCCCGGGCATCCTCGTTCCTGGTGCCGCGCGCGGTGCCGCAGGGCCGCAGGACCAGCCGTACGACTGGCGGCAGCACCTCATGACCGCAGCCGCATTGCTGCGCGATGATCCGGACGCCACCAAGGCAGGTCTCGCTGCAGCGAACCCCCCGCTGAAGGACACGGGCTCGTACTCGCTCGGCCCCATCGACCCGCAGACGGGCATCGGCTTGCGCATCCACAACAAGACCGGACAGGTTACGACCTTCCAAGCGCAGAAGCCAAAGGACCCGGCGCAAGACGCCTACGACACCGATCAGGCGAAGAAGTTCTCGGACCTCAACACCTCCATCGCTGCCGACGCCGACAAGGCACGCAGCTCGCTCGCCAACGTTGACACGCTACGCGCGGCGCTCTCGGACCCGAATGTCTATCAGGGCTCGAACGGCGATACCGTGGCGAAGATGAAGAACTTCGCGAACAGCGCATTCGGGATGAACCTCGACGGCGTTGAGAACACGCAGGTCGCTCAGGCACTGATCAACAAGATGGTGCAGGAGAGCCGCACGCTCAACGGCGGAATGCCGGGCTCGCTGTCAGACAAGGACCTCGTGTTCTTGAAGGACGCGAACGTGGGTCTCAGCAAGTCGCCCGAAGCCAACCAGCGCATCCTCGACATCTACGAGAAGCTGCACAAGACCGCCATCGAGCGCAACGACGCGCGCATCGAATACACCAAGGGCGGCAAGATGCTGGACGACAACTTCAACACGCAGCAGGCGAAGAAGTACGCAGAACGCAAGGCTGAGATGGACGCCGCCGACAAGGCAGCGCCCGCCGCAGCTCCCGCTCGACCCTCAACGCCCGGCCCGGTCAGCAAGACGAAGACCGGCATCACTTGGAGCATCAACTAAATGGCATCGCTCACCGTAAATGGTCACAGCGTTACGGTGGACGATAGCTTTCTCAAGCTGTCCCCGGACGAACAGAACTCTACCGTTGACGAGATTGCAAAGTCTCTTCCGGCGGAGAAGCCGTCCGGGGTCGTAGCTGGCCTGAAGGAAGGCCTCGCTGGATTGCTGCACGGCCCCGCAGAGACACTCAAGACCTACGCGGGTGTCGACACGTCCGGACTGGAAGCCGCCGCACAGAAGGTGGCACCTAAGGATTACAAGTCTGCTCCGGTTCTCCCCGAGGGCGGACACTGGTACGACCCGACTTCCTACAACTGGAAGAACGTGCCGCAGGCGCTCGCAGAGAACGCGCCGCAGATGGCTGAGAGCATCGCAGCTGCCAAGATTGGCGCGAAGGTGCATCCGCTCGTCGGCCTCGCGGCTGGCGCGCTCCCGTTCGCGCTCAACGCGCTCGGCGACACTGCGAAGTCCGACGCCGCCACGCGCACTGGTGACTCCAACGCCGAACCGAACGCGGAAGACAAGACGCGCGCAGGCCTCACGGTCGCCGCGCAGTCGATTCCGCAGATGATAGGCGTATCGCGCTTCCTCCCCGGAGCTGGCAAGATTGCCGCCGTGGGCGGGAAGGGCGTAGCGCAGTCGGTCGGACAGGCCGCTGTCACCACGGGCGTCGAAGGCGCGTCAGGCGCTGCACAGAACGCTATCGGTCAGGTCGGCGCAACGCTCGGCACCCCGGGCGGCGTTCAGGTCAACGGTGACGAGGTCGCCAACGCGGGCGTCACCAACGGCATCCTCGGGGGCGGCTTCGCGCTGCCCAAGATGGCCGCGAACGCCTCGGCCGCGAAGCGCTACGCCAAGTTCGGCGGTGACAACGCGCAGGCCACGGAAGCATTCGCCAACAAGGTGCGTGACGCCGCAGATGGCGCGAACCTGGGTAACACGAAGGAAGGCTACAACGCCGTCCGACAGGCCCACGAAGACACCATCACCGACCTAAAGGCCGCCGCGAAAGCCGCGAAAGCCGCTGGTCCCTCGACACCCGAGGCAGACAAAGCCATCAGGCGGGCCGCGAAGGGCCGCGAACTATCGGACGCTGACCTCAATGAGCTGGAGACGAACTCGACGCCGGACGTGGCCGCACTTGCGCGACAGGCTCACGTTGGAGCAATGCTTAAGGGAGAAGGCGACTTCACCGCAGGCAACTTCACTGGAGGTATCACTAACGCCATTGCGAAGCACATCCGCGCCTACGCCAACCCGATTGGCGCTGGTGCCTCGGCTGCGCTAGGCGCTGCGACGGGTGGCGGACACGCCGCCTCGCTATTCGCGTACTCCCCGGAGACCCTCGCTGCTCTGGGCACTGCATACGGTGCCATGCGCGGCATCGACGCGCTCAGCGGCAACCGCAGCCCCGCGAACAAGTTCGTAGACAAGTTCTCGACCAACAACCCCGCGCCTCCGACAGGCGCACCGCAGCCGCAGGCTCCCGCAGCCCCGGCACCGCCGCCCACATCAGTCCCTCAGGTCCCACCTCCGTCTCCCCCGGCCGCGCCGTGGGGTCCGGTGCCGCCTGCGCCCCCAGCGCCGCCGACGCCGCAGCAGATGAACACTCAGGTTCAAGGAGCCCTTCGCATGGCTGCTGCTCGACGCAACGTCGCAGCACAGCAGGCTGCGGCGCAAGCCGCGCAAGCACAGCCTCAGTTCAATCCCGTTGCGCTGGCTATGTTGAAGCAGAAGCTAAAGGATGGCCTCCCGGCCGCGCCTGAGGCTCCTAAGTTGGACGTGAATGGACTGAACGAACAGGTGAAGGGCGCACTGCTAATGGCAGCTGCCCGCCGAAAGGTCGCTGGTCAACAGCAGGCCGAAGAGGAAGCCTCTAACAGCCACGTCATCAACGAGCAGGGCGGCCTCAACGCATTGAGCAATCCGGAGCTTGGCAAGCGCGCCAAGGTCCTCCTCGGAAACGCGGATGCCTTGCGCCGCCTGCGCGCTGCACCGCCTGAGCAAGCCCCTGAGGCTCCTGCTCCTGTGGAGCCGACGCCTGCATCCGCAGCGCCGCCCGCAGCACCCACGGCTCCCGCGACCCCCACGGGACCGGCAGAGCCCGCGCCCGCAGCTCCTCCGAACAGCGCAGCCATCTCGGCGCTCCTCGACACCCTCCGCGCCAAGAGCGCTGTGGCCGAGAAGATCACCAAGAAGGCTGGCGGCGAAGTGAAGGAGAAAGAGAAGCCCGTCGAGAAGTCGCGGGTGCCTGACAGCTTGGCGGCCGACGAGGCGTTCGACCCGGCAACGGGAGAGATCACCAAGACGAGCCACGAGCACGCCAACAGTGGCCCGAAGTACACGGGCGACTACGTGCCCCTTCAGGATCACGAGCTGTTCGGCAAGGGCATGACGCACGAGCAATTCGCAGAGCACCAGCTCCGCGCAAAGCCCGACGCCGTCGAGCTGCCTGAGGCCTACATGGACGGCGTGATCCGCGACCGCGTCAAGCGCGAGCGCACGCTGCAGGAACTGTCTCAGTCCTCCCATAGCCCAGACGACACTCCTGCGCTGCAGGCGTTGCTGGAGCAGCTGCACCACATCCGGCGCGGCGACATCGCCAGCAAGGCAATCCACTACTACGCGAGCTTCATGTCACCCGAGTTGCGCACCAAGGTGCACAAGCGGCTCGACAGCAGCTTCGTCAACTCACTCTGGAGTAAGTAATGACCGACCCGAGGGTCCCTAAGAAGAAGAGGAAGACCTCTCCGCGAGGACCCTCGGGTATCAAGAAGCCCAACGTCGCTGCAGCCGTGCGCCTACGCTGGCAAGACCCAGAGTACCGCGAGAAGATGCGTTTGGTGAACGAGCGGAACAAGGCAGAGCGCAAGCTAAACCCGCAGAAGTACACACGAACGCGCGTTCCCGATGGAATGCGCAAGGCTGAAGCCCAGAAGAAGTGGGCGAAGGCAGAACAACTAGCAGAGAGATTCATCAAGATGTTGGAAGACGAGGGAGACATCCCGGCCGTCACCGTCCCCGGCTCCGACGAGGAGATGGCAACCCGCGCACTGCGCGAAGCCTTCACACTCGCTGTCGCTCCGGGCGATCAGAAGATTCAGACCGCGAACATCCGCACCGTGTTGGAGTGGACGCGCGCGAAGCCCGAGAGCAAATCGAAGGTCACGGTCGAGAAGGCCGAAGACTGGCTTGCTGCGGCTCAGGCCGACATGGCGCGTGGCGACTGAGAACGAAGTACGCGCACGCCTCCTAACTGACTTCGAATTCTACTCGCGACATTGTGTCAAGATCAGAACGAAGAAGGGCACGATTGTCCCTCTCGTTCTGAACCGCGTGCAGAAGCGATTTCTGAAAGCCATCGTCAAGCAACAGCAGACGACTGGCAAGGTACGCTTCGTCGTACTCAAGGCGCGCCAGCAGGGCCTCTCTACCGTTATCACCGCTTGGCAGTACTGGTGGCTATCACAACGCAAGGCCCAGAAGGGTCTCGTGATGGCACACGAAACGGACAGCACGATCACGCTGTTCGATATGTACAAGCGCGTCCACGACAACTGTCCCGCTCGGCTCCGTCCGCACGCGAAGTACAGCTCTCGCGGCGAAATGCAATTCGACATTCTCGACACAGGTCTACGTGTCGCGACTGCAGGCGGGCGCGGTGTCGCTCGCGGCGAAACGCTGACCACGGCGCATCTGTCCGAGGTGGCCTTCTGGCCCGTAGCGTTCGCCAACAACAACTTCAACGGCCTCGTGCAGGCGATCCCCGAAGAACCAGGTACGGCCTGCTTCCTCGAAAGCACCGCCAACGGCATGACGGGCAAATTCCGTGAGATGTGGGTTGGCGCTGATCCCAACGCCCCGACGCACAACGGCTACGAGCAGTTCTTCTCTCCGTGGTTTGAGAGCGACGAGTATCGCGAGCCTGCCCCGGCAGACTTCGTACGCACGCCCGAGGAAGAGAAGATGATGGTGCAGTTCGCGCCGCTCCTCAACAGCAACGATCAGCTGTTCTGGCGACGGCGGAAGATTGCACTGAACGGCGCAGCGCTGTTCAAACAGGAGTACCCCGCAACACCCGACGAAGCCTTCCTATCTACGGGCCGTCCTGTGTTCAACCCAGACTACTTGAACGAGCGTATTTCCAACCCCGTGACGCCCATCAAGCGCATGGCGGTCGAAGACGTTCCCGGGTCTCCCATCGGCGTCCTCAAAGAGCATCCGCTCGGCGAGCTGTTCGTCTACCACGACCTCGATCCATCGCAGAACTACGTCATCGGCGCAGACGTGGGCATGGGCCTACGTGCCTCAGCCTCCGTGCGCAAGGACAGTGACCCCTCGGTCGCCCAAGTCCTCGACGGTGACCTTCGGCAAGTCGCGGTATGGCGAGGCATCGTGCATCCCGACTACTTCGCGAAAGTGCTCATGACGTTGGGTTACCATTACAACTCAGCGCTCGTCGCACCAGAGCGGAATAATCATGGGCTCGTGACGTGTGTGAAGCTGCGTGACCTTGAGTATCCCTACATCTACACCGAGGTGCCTGAGGGCACGTTAGAGGCCCAAAGAGATAGCATCTCTCTTGGCTTCTTCACGAGTGAGCGCACCAAGCCACTCATCATAGATCAGCTGCGCGCCTACGACCGCGATAGAGACATCGAAATCAACGACCTTCAAACACTCCGCGAGATGCTGACGTTCATCGTCACAGAGAGCGGGAAAATGCAGGCCGAGGAGGGCGAGCACGACGACTGTGTGCTCTCGATGGCTATCGCTGCGTATGTGCACGACGGCAAATGGAAGCCTGTTGAAGTCTCTCAAGAGCACTACACCAACGCAATCTAGTAGACAGCGCGCCGACCTTTCCAACTTTACACCTGAGCAGAAACTGGAACACCGCCGCGCGCAGTGGCGCAAGTTCGATGCGAAGCCTGAGCGTAAAGCTAGAAAGGCAGTGACTAACAAAGCTTACTACGACGCAAACCTAACCAGTGTTGAGCGGCGTGAAGCGAAAGCAGAATATCTGAAGACATGGCGTCGCGACAATCCCGTTAAGGAGCGGGATGGGAAGCTTCGACAGAACTACGGAATAACGCTGCAAGAGCGCGACGCCCTGCTCGAAGTGCAAGGCTTCGTTTGCGCCATCTGTGCCGCCGAAGTCCCCGGTGGTCGCGGCGATTGGCACACTGATCACTGCCACAGCTCAGGCTTAGTGCGAGGCATCCTCTGCCAGCACTGCAACCTCATGTTGGGCCACGCCCGTGACAACACTGACACGCTCGCGAGAGCTATCACCTACTTAGGAAAATAATGTCCAAACCCACGACTATGTCAGACGAGGACATCGTCACGCGCGTCCTCGCTGTAAGCACTGAAAGTGTGGGCTGGCTTGATTCGAAGCTCTCCCGAGAGCGCGAGCGTGTGACGAAATATTACAACGGCGTGCTCCCGGCGCGTCAGCACGAAGGCTCGTCCAGCTACGTTTCGACCGACGTGTATGACGCTGTAGAGATGGCGAAGGCCCAAGTGGCCGAGACGTTCTCAGGCGGCGACAGCATCGCGCAGTTTGACCCCGACCAAGATATGTCCGTCGAGGAGTGCCGCAAGGCCTCGCTCTACGCGTCCTACATCATCTATCAGCAGAACCCCGGCTTCAACATCTTCACCAACGTGATCCACGACGGCCTAATGGCCCGCAACGGCATCGCGAAGGTCTATTGGGAAAAGCGGGCTGACTACAAAGAAGAGACATTCGAGGCACTGCCGCACGACGACGCGCAAGCGTTGGCCGCGCAGGACGACGTGCACGAGTTCGATGGATCACACAACGGTGACGAGACCTACTCAGGCTCCCTGACCCGCAAGCTCGACTGCTCACAGGTCACCATCGACAACGTGCCGCCTGACGAGTTCCTGATCGCGCCCCGCGCCGTCAGCATCGCCAAGGCTCCCTACGTTGCACATCGGACGCCGAAGACGCGCGCCGAGTTGATCGAGATGGGCTTCGACAAGAAGAAGGTCACGACGATTATCAGCGACGAAGCTGACCCGTCGAACCAGACGCAGGAGTCGATGGCCCGCAACGCGCCGGTCGATAACAACCTGACCCAGGAGCCGGTGCAAGAAGAGATGCGGCAGATGATGCTCTACGAAGAGTACGTCCGTATGCAGATCGACAAGTCCAAGGGCGTGCGCCTCTATCGCATCTGCCGCGTGGGCAACGTCCTGCTGAGCAGGGAAGAGGTCGATAGGGCTCCGTTCCTCTGCTACACGCCGCTCCCGGTCCCGCACGTGTTCTACGGCAACAACTTCGCCGCCCGGGTGATCCCCGTGCAGAACGCGCGCACCGTGCTGGTGCGAGGCATCCTCGACCACACCGCCATCACCAACAACCCGCGTTGGCAAGTCGTCAACGGCGGTCTTCTGAACCCGCGCGAGATGCTTGAGAACCGCCTAGGCGGCCTCGTGAACGTGCGGCGTCCGGACAGCGTCACTCCGCTGCCGCAGACGAGCCTGAACCCATTCGTGTTCCAGACGCTCGGCTTGCTCAAGGAAGACAAGGAACAGTCCACGGGCATCAGCTCTGTCTCACAGGGCATGAACAAGGACGCCATCTCCACGCAGAACTCCAAGGGCCTCATCGACCAGATGGTCAGCCTGTCGGGCCAGCGTGGCAAGATCAGCGCACGACACTTCGCGAACAACTTCGTGGTGCCGCTGATGATCGAGGTCATCCGCCTCGCCATCATCAACGAGGCCCCCGAGAAGATCATCGAAGTCTCTGGCGGTCCCATCCAAGTGGACCCGAAGAGCTGGACGGAGCGCACCACGTGCACCGTGTCCATGCACCTCGGCTACGGCGAGAAGGACAAGGCCGCCGACACGCTCGGCGAGGCCTACCAGTTCATGGGCAAGGACCCTGCGCTGCAGAACATGTTCAGCCCGCAGAACAAGTACGAGATGATCCGCGACTGGATGAAGCTCAAGGGCCTCAACCGAGCGCCTGCGTACATCACGTCTCCGGACAAGGCACCGCCTGTGCAGCCTGACCCGATGAAGACGCGTGAGTTGGACATCAAGGAGAAGATGGCGGACGCCGCTGTTGCATCCTCGACGGCTAACCAAGCGAAGCAGGCCAAGACTATCGCACTCGACAGCCAGCGGTTGGATAACGCCAATCACGAGCTGCAGATGAACGCGATGGACAAGGACCGGACGCATAACCGTCAGGACCTTGAGACTGCTGCGCGCATCGACATCGCACACGAACAGATGGCTCTGGAGGAACGTATCGCCGAGCAGGCGCAGAAAATCTCCGCAGCTGCCAACCCCAACCCAAGGCCATAATGGACTTCTCAAACCTCACAGGCGTGCTCGGTAAACTCATTCCGCCGATGCCCGGCCCGTTCGGGATTGGCACGTGGGGCGACGGGCGTCCGGATAGTTCTCCGGGCGACCTGTCCGCTCTTGTGAAAGCGTACGGCGCGGCTAAGTCCGCGTCGGCGCAGCCTCAGGGACCCGATGCACTCTTCGGCCCCGCCACGCTACCGCAGACTGCTGCGCCACTGCCTGCAGGCCTAATCCCGCCTCAAGCAGCTCCTGCGCAAGCCTCAGCGGCTCCATCTCCACTCCCACCGCCGACCACCGTGGGACCAGGAACGATCGGCCAACCCACGGCACCTCAGGTGTCCGATGGTGGCTACAACGCTATCGACGCCGCCGCGAACAGCCCAGCTGGACCGACGTCCGTAGGTGGCGCTCCACTCGCTGGCTATTCCGGTGTCACACCTCAGGCTGCTCCAGCTCCCTATGGGCTAGGCAATCGTATTCGGAACGCCTCCGCGTCCCTGAGCGACAGCGGCAGCACCATGCCGTTCTTCCAGCGAAACACAGCGCTGCAGCGTGATCCGATCACTGGTGACTTCCTCGATCCACAAGCGGCCTCAAAGGCCCAAGAAGCCTCAGGACCCGACTTGATCCAGAAGTTTATGACTTATCTGCACAGCAAGTGAACGCCGAAATGATCCGGAGGCTAGGGGAGTTCTCAACCGCTCTCCTAGCCTCACCAGAGTTCAAGGACCTCAACGCACTGTTCGAGCAACAGATCGCCGTGGACGTCCTTGGCACCAAGCCTGACGACGCCGTCGAGCGCGAACGCATCTACGCGATGCTTCAGGGCTCCCGCGCATTCACCTCCCACATCGAGCGCTTCGCGAACGACTACGCGATCCTCATTACCCCTGTCGTTGATACCGGACCAGACGAAGATGATCCGTCCGTGCACGACATTTCCCCCGACGAAAGCCTCTAACTGCCAATGCCAACTATCCAATCGGACGTTGCTAACGACTCTAACGACTTCGCCGACATGCTGTCCCCGGACAACGACGGCGCCTCTGATTTCCTAAAGTCCTTCGCCGACCCTGAAGACGACGCTTCCAAGAAGAAGCCATCGCCGGAAGCCGAAGGAGACGATGATACACAAGACGATGCCAGCGATACCGATGATTCCGACGACAGTCTAGATGATAACGGTGACGACGATCAGTCTGGTGATGAAGACACTGAGACGACTACTGCCGACACCACCGAGAAGAAGTACGTAGCTGACGACGGTCAGTTCGTTAAGATCAAGGTAGGTGAAGAGGAGAAGGAGGTTTCCGTAAAGGACCTCAAGCGCCTGTTCGGTCAGGAAGCGTCTCTCACCCAAAAGTCCACCGAAGTCGCCAACGCCCGCAAGGCGGCGGAGACTGAGCAGAACAAGTACGTCACATCGCTGAGCGTGCTGTTGGGCCGTGCGACCGAGAAGGCGAACCCGTATCGCAACATCGACTGGATGGCGGTCTCCAAGGACCCCAACATCTCAGCTGAAGCAGCCTCCGCGCTGCGCGCTGAAGCCCAGCGAGCGTTGGATGACGAGACGTTCCTCGGCCAGAGCCTCAACACGTTCATGGCTGAAGTGCAGACGCGTCAGAACGCAGAGCGCGCCGAAAGCGCGAAGGCCTGCATCAAAGCGCTGCGCACTGAGCCCACCGCCGAAGCGCCGAACCCTGTCTACATCAAGAACTGGAACGACAAGACGTACGACGACGTGCGTTCGTTCGGCGTTCAGATGGGTCTGTCGCAGGACGCCGTGAACAAGCTCGTTGACCCTGTCGCTATCAAGATGATGCACATGGCGATGCTGTTCAAGCGCGGCGCGGCCAAGGTCGTCACGACCAAGGCCGTCAACAAGACCCCCGCCAAGATTGTGAAGACTTCAAGCTCCATCGCCGCACGCCCGACCAAGGGCACCGTAGAACAGCAGAACGCACTCAAGACCCTCAAGCGATCTGGTTCAATGGACGCCGCTGGTGACGCGTTCCTCGCGAGCTTCGCGGACAAGTAACCACTCAGATCGAAAGAACTACAAGCTACTATGGCTACCTACCAGACTTTCCAGACTGTCGGCATCAAGGAAGACATCTCCGACATCATCTCGAACATCTCGCCGACCAAGACGCCGTTCCAGACCTCCATCGGCTCTGAGAGCGTAGACAATACCCTGTTCCAGTGGCAGGAAGACTCGCTGCGCAACGTCGCTGCGAACCAGCAGGTCGAAGGCGCGGACGCGACCTTCATCGCCGCTGTGCCGACCGTGATGCGCAACAACCGCACCCAGATCATGACCGAAGCCGTTCAGGTCTCGGGCACGCTGGACCGCGTGTCGAAGTACGGCCGCGCGAAGGAAATGGCCTACCAGATGGCGAAGTCAGCGGCTGCGCTGAAGCGCGACCTCGAGAACGCCTACGTCGGCACCGCGCAGTCGGCTTCGGCGGGCAACGCGGTGACCGCTGCCACGCTGGCTGGCTACCAGCTGCAGATCGGCGCTGCGAACATCACCTACATGGGTGCTGTGACCCCGATCACCGAGGCCAAGCTGCTCACCAACTTGCAGGCCGTCTACACCTCGGGTGCTGATCCCAGCATCATTCAGGTCACTCCGGCGAACTCGCTGGTCGTGGCTGCGTTCGCTTCGGCCGCTGGCCGTTACCGGACCATCTCCGGTGCGGAATCGAAGACCACCACGCTGGTCAACGTCGTGAACCTTTACGTCTCTCCGTTCGGCGAGACCAAGGTCGTGATCAACCGCTTCCTGCGCGCTGGCAACACCTTGGTGTACGAACCCGACATGTGGAAGAAGGCGACTCTGCGTCCGTGGAGCCGTGAGACGCTCGCGAAGACCGGCGACAGCACCAAGATGATGCTGCTCGGTGAGTTCTCCCTGAAGCACAAGAACTACTTGGGCTCGGGCATCGTCGTGGAGCAGGTCTCCTCGGGCTTCTAATCTCTACCCTCGGCGCGTGCGCGCGTCGAATACGTCCTGCGGGCCTCTTGGGAAACCTTGAGGTCCGTAGCGTTTCCTATTGATGTCGCCATTCAACGACATTCCGCACTGTCAGCGAACGCCGACACTCAGCTTAGAAAGACCAATGTCGCAAGACACCGTCATCCACGACACACGCGTTACCTTCCACGACGACCCTATGAGCGACAAGCTCGGCTTCGTCCACACACAACACATTCCCGATGACTTCGTCGCTGCTCTCAAGCGCGAGAAGATGGATTCGGCGCGGCGACCGGCCGGAGATTTCCTCCACATGTGTTCGATCCCCGTGAGCGTCGTCGAAGACCTCAAGCGCTCTGGCTACGACGTCTACCGCGAGCCCGTGCGCGAAACCATTCGGATGCTCAAGGTTGTCGGCCTCGACGCCTTCATTACCTCCGACAAACAGATTTGATCTAAGGGCCTCAAATGACCTATGGGGATATCCAAGCTCAGTTTACGGGCTTGCTCAACAGGCGTGACCTTACGCCCGCACTGACGACCAGCTTTCTGCAGCAGAGCATCCTCAGAATCCAACGGGGCTTGCGTGTTCCTTCGATGGAGAAGTCCATCACGGCGACCATCGGCAACCTGTACACCTCGGGCCTCGCAGTGCCCGGGGACCTCCTGCAGCTCATTGCGATCACCGACGAGACCGACCCGCTGAACGTGACAGAACTCACGCGCGTCTCGCTGCCTGAGGTTCTCAGGATTCTCAACGACAACACGTCATGCGGTGCCCGCGCTTACACGCGCCGGGGCTCCAAGTTTCTGATCGCGCCAATGCCCACCACGGGCTCCGTGATCCGCATGGACTACTACGCGACCTTCCAGCCCCTGAGCGCTCCCACGGACACCAACGTCCTAGGGGACATCGCGCCTGACTGCATCGTCTACGGCGCGCTCTCGTATGCCGCCGCGTACTTCCTCGACAAGCGGCAGTCCGACTTCGAAGCGCGCTTCAAGCAGATCGTGGACGACCTCAACGGGCAGGCCATGAGCGACGAGCTGACTGGCGCGGCCCAGGTATCGAACACCATCGCAGCCTCCTATACCGATTGGTAACCCAACATGACTGACGACACTGTCTATACGGTGATCGCTTCCGGCGACACGAACGCGGGCAGCAGCTCCAGCTCATTCTATGAGAAGGACGGTGTTGTCACCTCGGTGAGCACGAGCACTCCCGACGACACGGCATACGCTGTGGCCGACGACCTTCAGGGTCCCGGGGGCTCGCCCTCCAGCTCGTTCTATGAGCACGGGACCGTCTACACCGACATCGTCTACGCCACGACCGTCGTTGACCAGATCAACGCCTCAGCCGCTGCAGCCGCCGCAAGCGCGACCGCCGCGCAGCTGGCGCTCACGACCTTCCTAGTCTCCCCGGGGTTCTCAGGCATCCCCACGGCTCCCACAGCCGCCCCGGGCACCAACACCACGCAGATCGCCACCACGGCGTTCTCCACGGCTGCAGTCGCAGCTGAGGCGGCGCTGCGCGCTTCGGCGGACACGGCGCTGAGCACCTCGCTCACCACGGCCTACCAGAACGCTGACACAGCGCTCAGTGGCACGCTGACGACGGCGTACACCAACGCGGACACGACGCTCCTAGGCACCGTCAACTCCTCTCTGGCGCTCAAGGCTCCCTTGGCATCCCCTGGGTTCTCAGGCGTTCCGACTGCACCCACGGCTACCGTAGGCACGAACACCACGCAGCTCGCTACGACCGCATTCGTGTCGTCGGCGCTGCCTGTGCCTGCAGCTGCGGCCCCGATCATCGACGGCACGGCTGCAGTTGGCACCTCGGCGAAGTACGCCCGGGAAGACCATGTGCATCCCACGGACACCTCGCGCGCTGCGCTGGCGTCCCCGACGTTCACAGGTGTACCAGCGGCCCCAACGGCCACGGCAGGCACCAACACCACGCAGATCGCCACCACGGCGTTCGTTACATCCGCGGTTTCCGCTGCAGGCGTGTCGTCTGTCGGCGGTGTCACTGGCGCTATCGGGCTCGACCCGGGCCTTAAGATGAACAGCTCGAACGTCGCGCTCAAGAACGGCCTGTTTGAAGTTGACCGCAACGGCACTAACCAAACAGGGCTTACTGCGAGCGCCGATAACAAGATCACGTGGACTACGGCTAACGTCAACAACGAGAGCTGGTTCAGCCTTGCTACTGGCAAATACACGCCCCTCGTGGCGGGCTCGTATGTGTTCACGCTGAGCGTCAACTCTGTAACGGGCACTGGGGGCGAAAGCTGTCAGGCCGAGCTTTACAAGAACGGTACGAAGGTGAAGGTTGGTACGTACACTGCGTCTAACGGGCCAAACATCAATACGGTGACTGCAGTCATACCAATGAACGGCACTACGGACTACGTAGAAGCCTATCTCTATCTCCCTGCTGCCACCACCACATTGGTAGGCGCCCCATCTACGACACACTTCCAAGGCTGGCGAGCAGGTTCATAATGTACCATCCTGAATATTTCGTAACGGCTCTGCTTAGTATACAGCCCTCTCTCAATCCGCGTGAAGACTTCACTGTCGTCAACGACGGAACGGGACCAAAGATTTCCGCTTGGAATCGAACCGACATCACGCAGCCCACACAGGCTGCAATTGAAGCGGTCGATACCGATACACTCTTAGCTGCGCAGGCAGTCCCCCAGACCGTCACGCCGCTCCAAGCGCGCCTCGCGCTGCTCGGGGCTGGCCTGCTCGATCAAGTCACCGCCGCAGTCAACGCTGCGGGCGGAGCGACACTGATCACGTGGAACTACGCCGCGCAGTTCGACCGCAACGACCCGATGATCCTCTCGCTCGGCGCGGCCCTCAATCTCACTGCGGCTCAGATCGACGCACTCTTCGTGCAGGCCGCCAAGCTCTAAGGAGCCCCATGACCCTCAAGCAGCGCCTGATCGCCGATTGGCGGTGGGTGCTCAAACACTCTTGGTCCGTCCGATTGATGCTGCTCTCTGCAGCGCTCTCGGGGTCCGAGGTGATCCTTCCTCTCTTCAGTGACGGTATGCCGAAGCATCTCTTCGCTGTGCTGTCGTTCCTCACGGTCGTCGCCGCCGCCATTGCGCGCTTCGCTCTCCAGAATAATCGCGAGGTGTCCAATGGCTCTTAAGACCTCCCACAAGGTTGGCGTCACCGCTGGTGCCGTCGTCCTGTGTTGCAGCATGGTCATGCCCTACGAGGGCCTGTGGCTCACTGCGAAGCCCGACAAGCTGGCCTACAACATTCCTACGGTCTGCTACGGCGAGACCGAGGGCGTCAAGGTGGGCGACACGTACACCAAGGCTCAGTGCGTCGAGAAGCTCCAGAAGAAGATGCCGCGCTACCTACGCTCCGCTGCGGCGTGTATCACCGTGCCCGTCTCTGAGCGCACGCTGGCTGCGTACGGCTCCCTGACATACAACATTGGCGAGAAGGCCTTCTGCCACTCGACGGTCGTCAAGAAGCTGAACGCCGGCGATCCCTTCGGCTCGTGCGATGCCATGCTCGCGTGGTCACACGCAGGCGGCAAGTTCGTGCAGGGCCTCTACGACCGACGCGTCAAAGAGCGTGCAGACTGCCTGCGCGGCATCAAAGACCTCAAGCTGCCCACGGCAGCTCCCGCTGCCCCTGAACTCCCGAAGACCGTAGTGGCACCCACGCCGTGGTACGTGCGCGTCTGGAATTGGTTGATGTCCTGATGTTCACTGCAATCTCATACATCGGAGCACACTGGCTCCTGATCCTCGCCGTCCTCCTCGGCGTCATCGCGCTCGGAGCCTTCGCTTGGTTTGCCAAGAACTGGAAGGCCGCCGTTGCGGCTGTCGTCCTCGTGGTCGCAGCGCTGACCTATCAGCACGCGGACCTTGGTGGCTACAAGCGCCGCTTGGACGAAGAGAAGGCTGAGCAGATCAAGACGCTCACAAGCCGCATCGCCACGCTATCGCTAATCACGTCTATGGACAACCAGGTCTCGCTGGCGAACGCCCAGACCCTCAAGAAACTCGAAAGCCTCTCCCTTGACACTCCTCCGAACGCTGGTGCTTGCCTCAGCCGCGATGCTGCTCGCCGCGTGCGGGCCGTCCGAACAGACGAAGCCCTCCCAGCTGCCCCGGCCCCCAGCCGACATTCAGGCCTGTTTCCGAGACGCCGCGCAAATCCCTGACCGAGACCTCACGCAGGCCGAGGTGGAGAGCCTGTGGAAGATTGACCGCTTCCGGCTCGCCGTGAACGCCAAGTGCGGCTCACGCTTCTACGCTTGGTACGAAAGCCTCCGGGTCAACTGGAAATGATCCCGACCGAGGACACCTCAGGCCACGTAACGAACGCTGTGGCCGCACTGGCCTGCGTGAGCCCGTGGATTCCCCAGATCAACTCAGCCGGGCAGCTCGTCCTCACGGGCCTCGGCATCGCGTGGCTGGCGCTCCAGATCACGCTGAAACTCATATCCCTCCGAAAGAAACCATGATCATAACCAAGGACCTTGAGAACTCCCTGACGCTGCTCGAATACGACGTGGCTCAACACGTCACCGCGCTGGCTTCGGCCCGCGCCGCAGTGCTCGACCAGTCCGTCATCGACGCCCTCACACAGCGCGTTATCGCGGCCACCCAGACGCTCGCGCGCTCGGCGGCACCGCAGGACTACCCAGCGACCCCGGCTCCCGTGGAGGCTCCCGTGGCCTTCAGCGTGGCTCCGGCCCCGGCAACGCCTGCGCTTCCCACCTTCCTGTCCGCGCCGCCCTCGCAGCCCTCAGTGGCCGAGAGCATCGCTGCGGCCCTCGCGAACGCGCCCAAGTAATGGCCCGCGCTCCCAAGGCCTCGTTCGACGCTGAGGTTGCCAGCGTCACGCCAGTGCGTGACGAGAGGCACCCGCTGCAGGACGAGCACGACGCCGAGACGGCCAGGCTGGAAGAGCTGCGGCTCAACCCCGCCAACTCTTGGCTCGTTGAGCTGTCCGAGGCGCGCGTGGCGTCTCTCGCCGACGTCATCCAGGAATGAACGAAAAAAACCTACAGAAACCCGTGAGGGCAACTGTAGGTTTTTTTTGATTAGCAGCGGACGCCGTCGTAGTAGTACGCGCGCGGGTAAGCCCCACAGTCGTACGTCCGATAGTCGAACGCAGGCCGGAAGTCCCTGAGGCGCCCTAGTGCGCTCAGCGGCGCGTCGGTCACCACGACCACCTTGGCCTCCCAGCCGTCCTCGGACACCTTCGTCACACGCTCGAACGTCACGGTCTCGACGCTGACGCGGTTGATAGCGCCCGGGTTCATGCTGATCACCTCAGGGAAGCCCGGGTAGGTCAGAGCCCTGTAGTGGGTCGCGTCACGATGCGCGCTCCAGCGCTCCATAGTGCCCAGCAGCCGCTCCCGATTGACGCGGGCGTAAACCTCGACGCGGCTCACCACGCGCCGAACCACAGGCCGATGCCGTGGATGATGCCGACCGGAGCCACGAGCGCGCCCGCGATCAGGAACACGTAGGAGGCCGTCTTGATGCAGAAGATCACGTGGGTGACCCAAGCGGCGATGCCGACAAGCCACGCGGCGACGATGAACAGGAGTGCGATGATGGTGCTCATTTGGGTTTCCGTTGTTTGTACGTCTGGGCTTTTTCGAAGGGTATGTGCTGTACTAGGTCAGCCAGCGGAGGGCCTACTACCCCAGTGCCGCCTGTGCCTGCGTCCCCACGCTCCACCAGCTCCAGCAGTATCGCCTTGATACCCTTCAGGACGCCTACGGCCTCCCTCAGGTGCACCACGGTCTCCTGAGGCGGCGAGAGCTGCGCGAGGAACGTGTCGATGTCTTGCTGGTTCATTGAGCCTTCCTAACTTGCCATGCGTAGAGGAACAGATCACTGCCGATCAGCGCGAGGCGCATGGCCTTCTCGTGATCCATCCGGCCTGCGGCGCTCAGCTCGGTCACGAGCAAGTGCAGGCTGCGGGCGCAGCGCTCGATGCCGCTGGCGACTTCATCTTTGTCCATTGATGGTCCGCTTCCAGTAGAGCGTGGTTGCATAGGGTCCCCAAGGATGCCGGGGTGTGAAGAGTTTGTAGCCTGCGCGAATGAGCGTGTTGGATGACGCTGGGTTATCCGTGGTGTCGGTGATGACGTAGGACCACCCCAGCTTCTTGGCGTGCGCTTCACGCACTCGGATCATTCGCAGCTGCAGGCCGCTCCCTCGGTGCTCAAGAGCAACTCCAGAGCGCTTGAGATAGCCAAAGTTCTTGGAGTAGGGGGACTTCGATAGGCCGCAGAAGCCGACAGCACGCGCGGGCGCATCCTCGTGATACAGGAGCCACCAATAACCCACAGCGGGGTCGATCATGGGGGCGCTGTCTCCGAAGGTGAGCCAGTGCATGTGCTTTACGGTCTCTGCGGCTTTCTCCCTTGTCCCGTCTACACGCTTGATGCGGTAGGTCAGAAGTCGAACTCGTGGGTGATCTCGGTGACCTTGCGCACGGTGAAGCCGTCCGTGATGTGCCATACGCGCACGTTGGCACAGCCACCTAGGTAGCGCCGCAGGTCGGGCTTCACCGTGAAAGCCGCTATAGGCGTCATGCAGCCCTTGGGCACCACGACGTAGATGTTAGTCGAGCGCGCCATTGGAATCCTCCACGGGCTTGTCGATGACGATGCGTGCTTGGCAGATCACCTTGTGCTTCAGGGCGAAGCGGCAGCGCTCGTTCATCGCCCGCCGTGCGACACCACGCTTCTGGTATAGCGCAGGCATCACGGGCGAGGCGTGCGAAGAGAGCAGGGCTCCGTCGCGGGTATCCATGATCACGTAGACCATCAGGCTGCTTCCTTGTGGTTGTCGTCAAAGGTCTTCTTGAAGGACACGCGGGAGGCCGAGTGCCAGATCACGATGCCCTCGGGGTTCTTGAAGCCCGGCACAGCGATGGAGCCGTTGCGTCCCAGAGCCTGCATGACGTTGTCGATGGTGTCCGTGCATCCGCGCGACAGGCGCGAGAGCTTCGGGAATGCTTGGAAGATCATAGGTGTCCTCAAATCGGTTGAGCACGAGCGCGATGACGCCCTGCTCTGTGAGGAGGGGCCTGCGACCGCAGTTGAATGTCAGGATGTCGGAGATGCCCTTGGTGAGGGCGTCGCTCACGGTGCGAGGATCGCGCAGCCCAGAGCATGATGAAGGTCGTACGCTTGCGCGAGCGTCAGCTCGATCACGTCCGACTTGTCCGGGCTGTTCTCTTGCTTGATGATCAGCGTCTCGTTGAGGCGGCCCTTGAAGTCCTGAGCCCACCAAGCAACCACCTCAGCACTCCCGGGCAGCACTCGGCCGCCCGGTGTCTTGCCCGGCTTCGCCTCGGGGATGATGAAGGTCGTCCCGTGTTGGTCCTTGTGAGCCTTACAGGCCATACTTCACGCCGTTCGCTTCCTGCCTGCGAGCTTCCTCGATCAGCAGCTTGCCGTGGTGCACGAGCTTCTCAAGGTCCTTGATGCCTCCCTTGTACTTCCAGCGTGTCGCGTACTTCACGATGTTGCCCTCGGAGAACCCAAGGTCATTGGCCCAGACGTATTCGATGGGCTGGATCTTCTGGCGGGTGTAGTGATCGCCGCCAACCTGGGTGCCTAGGACCGCCGTGGACGTCGCCTTCTGTGCCTTGGCTTCCATCTCCTTTCGGTGACGCTGGGCTCTCACTGACGCCACCAGTTCGAAGTGCTTCACGCTCCAGCCGTTGGTCGTGCTCCCGTTGCTGTCGGTCACCGTATGGATGCGCTCGCCGTCGCCGCTGCGGTAGGTGTCCTTCACGGTGTAATGACCACCCGTACGATAGCCGCCGCCCTTCAGACCGGGCGTGGTGCACTTCACGATGTCGCCGTCGTCGAACTTGGTCTTCTGCGGGCTGGCCTTGATGATTGTCAGATCAGGATCGTTGCAGACGTCGAAGGCATCCTCGGAGCCTTGGCTCTTCTGTGAGTTGTACAGGTCGCGCTCGTAGGCGTTCTGATAAATCATCAGGCGTCTTTTCTCCATTTGAGGTAGGCACGTCCGTGGATCACGAACATTGCGATGTTGACGGGCAGGAGGCCCCAGAGGCCTGACTGGAACATGATGCTCCACCAGAACACCTGACCGATCAGGCCGACACGTGGACCCCAGAGGCTCTTGGAGCCGTAGAGCCACATGCCGGTGATGGTGGTGAGGGAAGCGAGAGACTGCAGGACGAACGCTGTGGTGATCATCGCGCGCGGTAGTTCCAGCTAATGGAGTCCCCGCTCCAAGTGCTGCTTACGGTGCGCTTGCAATCGACGGTTTCCAGCCAGCGGCAGTCGCCGTGCTTGAGCTTGATAGGAAACCACGCGAACTTCGGATGCCAGCTCCCAAGATACGCGCGGCGCTCAGCCTTCTTGCGCTTGCGCCTGTCGGCCCAAGCATCACAATTGTACTTCATCGTTGCGGGCTCCAGAGCAGGGGCTTCTTGTTGACGCTGTCCCAATCGGACCAGCGCAGGATGCGGGCGAGCCGCGCCTGACGCAGTGCGTCTTCCTCGGTGAGGCCAGCGCGCTCGTAGCAGGAGACGACAGCCTTCCAGACGCTGTCCGTGGGCTCCGTCTTGTAGCGGGTCTCGACCTCGCCCTTGCGGGCTCCGGACTTCATGGTGTGCTCGTAAGCAACCCAAGTACTCGGGGCGTCCAAGAGCGCCGTGGCCGCCACGTCGCCAATCCCCGGACAACCCGGGTAACCGTCAGCCGTGTCTCCGATCAGCGTCTGATACATATGGAAGCGGTCGGCATCGGCCTCCGTCTGCACGACGACATCCTTGCCATCCCAGATGGTCGTGGGGATGGTCTTCATGTCCTTGTCCTGCGAGACGATGATTGCCTGCACACCCGGCTGTGGACGCGTGGCGAGGATGCCCATGACGTCGTCGGCCTCTAAGGTGTCCATAGCAGTGCAGCGGTATGACGCCTCCACGTCCTCCCTGAGCTGCGCGTAGCACAGGGGCTTGCGTTGCCCTGCGCGGTTGTTCTTGTAGGTGCTGTCGATGCCGAAGCGGAAGTTCGTGCCCGCTGTGAAGCAGAGCACGTGTTCCTTGGTATTGAAGCGCGTGAAGATGCGCTCCAGCATCCCGTCGAGGTTACGACGGGCTTCTACGGCGTTGGAGTACAGGACGTGGTTCTGGTCATCCCAGCGCACTTCCTGTTCGACGGCGATGCAGGCTGTGAAGAGGAACTGATCACCGTCGATCAGTAGGACCTTCTTCGCCATTAGACGAGGTCACTCACGGCTTCGACCAGTTCGAAGTCCGGGCCGGTCGCTTCCCGCTTGGCCTGCTCGGTGAGCGCGGGGCTCAGCTCGGCGGCTTCGTTGTTCAGCCGCTCGGCCGCCTGAGCGAACATCGCTGCGGCGTGGCCCTTCTCGTAGCCAATCTTCTCGGCGGCGCGGATGGTCTCGGCGGCCTCACGGCTCTGCTGCTGCAGCGCCAGTTCGAAGTTCTCCTTGGCTTCCGTCAGAGCAGCTTCGCGCGCAGCCTCGACGCCAGCGTTCGCTGCGTTCCAGGTATTGGTCATCGCGTTGTTGAGCAGCTCGTAGACGCGCTTGGCGTCGTCGCGGCCCTCGGCCTTGAAGAGCGTCTCAAGGGCGGTGTCGAGAGCGACAGTGTTTAGTTCAGCCATGTACAGCTTCATTGGGTGTCTCTCTGTTGTTGGAAGAACGTCAGGCCCTTGGTCGTGATGCGCCACGCTTGTGCGTAGGTGCCCTTGGAGACCCGGGTGGTGATTAGTTGGAGTGAAGCGGCCATCGCTACGATTTCGGCATTAGCCCTAACGTAGTCGCTCTTGACGCGTTGTGGTGCGCGGACCACGAGGGCGAGCAGCTCTTGCATTCGGGCTTCCACTGGGGTGGATACTGGGGCGGGCTTAGGAGACATGGGACCACGTCTGCCGTCGTATAATTCGGCCTATGGTGGTTCGGTCCACGTCGTATCGCAGCCCTATGTCTTCCTGAGTACCCTGCGAGCTTCTGATCTCGCTGACTTCCTCAGGGGTAAGCTTATTGGCTGCACGACCCTTCAACTGTTTGTCGCGCATGTTGTCAGCTATGGATCCAAGAAACAGGTGGTCGATACGTACGCACTTCCTGTTGTCGCACTTGTGCAGCACCTGAGCAGCGGGATCTTGTCCCGTGTTCAGCTTCCATGATGCTCTGTGGGCATAGCCTCTGTCGAATTCGCCGTACCCGTTCCGCTTGCAGTGTCCGGTCCACTCCCAGCATGTGGCTGTCTTGTTGACCATTCTCCAGAAGCGTACAGCTGGCTCAATGGGTTTCGGCCCACGTCGGCCCGTGCTTGGCTTGGCTGTCGAGCGGTCCTCGGAAACCATAGGGCTCTCCGGCTTTTCGCGCGCAGCGGATGATAACTTCACTGATTTCTTCTTCAAGACCTTTTCGAACTAACAATTGCCACTCGTCGTGCACCCAGGCTACGAACTGGAAGTCTTCGCCCAGCTTGTACTTGCTGCACAGCTCCTCGAACGCATCAGCACCCCAACGCTTGCAGAGGATCGCTCCGCAGGATTGAATGAGGAAGTTTAGGGCTGAGTGGTCTGATCGGATTGGAATTAGACGGTCGTCTAACCCACGTACGCGGCCAGCCTTCTTGACGACGACAGACAGCTTGTCCTTCAGGCTAGTGAAGCCTACGATGCGCTTGGCAAACGCGGCGCGTACCTTTCGGCCCAACGCCTTTAGAGACTCTTCAGTGGCTGTCTTGTCCCCAAAGAATTTTACGTAGAGTTCGGCGCCATCCTCACCGCCGTCGCGCTTAGCCTTAGTGAGCGCGTTGTAGATGATTTCTCCTACCTTGGCGTCCCACGCGCCGTAGATGTAGGCGTAGATGAAACGCTTCGTGCCGTCTTCGCGGATGATAGTGTGGCACTTATTGTGCTTGTCACGTTCTCCCGTAGCTAGTCCCATGACGGTAGCGTGCATCCAGTGTACGTCACCCTCTACGACAATCTTCATGTACTTGCCGCCGTCGAACGGGGCGAGGTAGTGCGCGAGGCCTCGCAGCTCCAGTCCCGACATGTCGGCACCTAGGAACGTGAAGCCCTCAGGGGCGTAGAACAGCTCGCGGCATTCCTTGCCGTACGGGCTAGCCATGTTTGGCACTTGCCCGAGGTTTGGCAGGAAGTGAGACGCGCGGCTCGTGATGGTTCCCATAGGATTGATGACGCCGTGAATGCGCCCATCGGGTCCCACGGCCTTGAGCCACGCCTGCGGGCCATCGGCCAGCTGCGAGATGCGCTTGTCGAGCATAAGGTACTCGCCGAGGCCTGCGAACTCTGGGAAGCGCGCGACGATGCCTTCGATGACCTCTTCGTCAATCTGGGGCTTGCCGCCGTCCGTGAACTTCGTGGCCTTCCAACCCTTGTCGGAGAGGACCTTCGCGATGTGGTCGCGTGATCCTGGGTTGAACGTGACCGTCTTGAACTTGCGCACGGGCACGCCCTTGACGTAGCCCAGCTTCTTGTTGTCGCGCTTCGGGATCAGAGACTTCAGCTCGACTTGCCAGCTGCCGAACTCAGTGATCAGCTGCTGCTCGACCTTGTGCTTGGCGGTGAGGAGCGTGGCGTGGAGCGCCTCGGCCTTCTTGACGTCGAAGGGAACGCCCGCCGCCTGAATGGCATCGCACACGCGGGCGATACGATGCTCCAGCACGATAGCGTCCTGCGAGTAGGCCTCGACCTTCAGATGGTCCCAGAGCTTGTCGTTGGTGACAGCGTCTTGGATCATGTAGGCGTGCATCTCGGGGTTCCACTCACCCCAGACGAATGCGGAGATGGCCGCTTCGTCGTCCTTGTCCCCGCCCGCGGCGAGGTAGGCCTCCAGGCGGTCTTCTGCGTAGTCGCCCTTCTGCTCGCCCAGGCGATAACCCCAGGCTCCCAGGGTGTGCTTGCCAGCGTACTTGCGCCCAGCAGGCATCTTGCCCGCGCGCACCAGATCGCCATCGGTGGCCTTGACGTTCGGGAAGATGACGCGCGCACAGATCATCGTGTCGCGGATGATCACGTCGGGCTTGGGTGCCCAGCGCAGGAGTTTCAGGACTAAGGGAAGGTCGTGCCTCTGGATGTTGTGCCCAATCAGCACATCGGCTTCGGCCAGTTTGTCCAGAGCAGCGTCTATCTGATCCGGCTTGTAGTCCCAAGTTTCCTTGGTATCAACGTCTCGGATAACAATGCAGTGCACCTTGGTGGCGTTGTGAACGAAGCCGTCACTTTCGCTGTCCCAGAGATACCGCTTCATTTATTACCGTTGTAGTAGTCAGCCAACATACGAAGCTCCTTTGGTGTGGCGTTCTTCTTCAAATCGTTCGCGCCTCTTCAGAAGGAGGCATCCTCACCATCCCCGAACGCACAAGCCGTTGGTGCGCTAGGAACTACAGAGAGGCGTCCCGTGGATCGAACGTACTGCAGCCGATCTGCCTCACCAGTGTCTCCGGTGACGCGGCACTTGAGAACTCTGATCTGACTAATGTCTCGCTCCGCAGCGTCCGATTGCTGGTCTCGTTCAAGCGCGAGGACAGTAAAAGATAGCTGCTCCAGCGAAGAGCTTCCGCGAAGGTCCGATAGAGAGACCTGACCGCCTTCATTGAATGACGTGCCTTGTGTTCGTTTGAGATGGACGATGCCGATGATGCCAACGCCCGTCTCCTGCACGAGCTGTGCGAGGCGGGTCATGAGGATGTCGATGTCTTTACGCTCGCCCTCCGAGGAGCTTTCAAGCCCCGATGTGACGATGCTGACGTGATCGAGCACGATGAAGTCGCACTTCTCCACCTTGGCGAGGAAGCGCATCTTGTTGATCAGCTCCATGCTGTCGAGGGAGCCGAAGTGATCGAAGAAGTGCATCTTGGTGTGCACGACGTCCTTCACTGCCTGCTCGCCCAAGGCGTCAGGGATGATGTCCGGGTTGAACATGATCTTCCGGAGAGGGACGTCAGTGTGCAGGGCCACGTAGGCCTGCGCCGTCTGCGCGTTGGTCTCTTCCAGATAGATGTTGCCGATGGTGCAGCTGTGCGTCATGCGCAGCAGATAGGCCAGCTCGCGAGCCCAGCTGCTCTTGCCGATGCCAGAGCCTGCAGTGAGCATGGTGATCTCACCCTTGCGGATGCCCATGATCTTCTCTTGCAGGATGGGGTAGGGCAGTTCGAAGCCCGGCTGCACAGCCTTCTTCAGCTGCGCCCATGTGAACGAGGAGCCCGAGACAATGCCCGCAGGCGTGTAGCGCTCGGCGTCCCAGAAGCACTTGACCAGAACGCCCGGACCTTCCTTCACCAGAACGTCGTTGGCGTCCTTGTGCGGCAGCTTGGCAATCTTGACCTTGTCCATCGGAAGCATCGAGCACGCCAGCTCGACGGCCTCTCTACCTGGTTCGTCCATGTCGAACATGAGGACGATGGTGTCGAACGAGGTGATGTAGTCGTAGTCGAGCTTGAGGACCTTCGCCACGGAGCCTGTGCCGTTCGGCAGCGAGACCACGGGGTACTTCAGACCGAAGGCCTGCGACAGCGAGTGCGCGTCCTTCTCGCCCTCGGTGATCGTGAGATACTTACCGCCCTTGGGCCACAGCCACTTGCCGTAGAGGTGAGGGTTCTTCGCGTCGCCCTGCCACGTGAAGTTCTTGTCCTTGTCACGAAACTTCTGTGCGACCAGCTTGCCGTTGTCGTCGCGGCTCTCGTAGATGTGGACGGGCGTGCGTCCCTTCAGTCCGACTTTGCACCGCCAGTGCCGCAGGGTCTCTTCCCGCAGGCCTACGTGCATCATTTCCTGAACGTGCCCTGCTACGGGTGTCCAGTCTTCCGAGTTGGTGTCGTCGGTGAGCGGCTCCACGCCGTTGCCGTCTCCTCTGATGTTATGCTTGCAGACGAAGCAGTGCGCTGAGTTGTCCTCGTAGCGGGCGAGCCCGTCACTTGATCCACACTCAGGGCACTGCTCATGTTGAACGAAGGTCCCCACTAGAACCCGGGACGGTCCAGCTTGTAGCGGCTGTTCATCGTCTCGATTTCGCCAGTGATGAAGTCGTGGCGCGTCACGCGGCTGGTGAGGATGTGCGCGTCGCCGTAGATGCCATTGACGCGATAGCCGCCATCACGCCACACAGGCGTCCAGCACCTGATGACGCCCTTGTGCGGCTTCGCGCTGGCGCGGCCGGGGTGGTCGTAGTACGTGTCGTGGCCCGGAGGCTTCATGCAGCAATCCTTTCGATCGGCTGTTGTGTCCCGGTGGGGTCTGTCGGCGTTGCGGGCTTCTGCGCGGCGTCGAGCATCACGTAGGCGCGCGCCCAGAGGCCGTTAAGCTCTCTCAGGCGCTCGTCGGTGAACGTGAAGGCCAGCAGCTCCATCGTCTTGCTGATGGCGTTGGCGTGGTCCTGCAGCGCGCTACGCGTGGCAGCGCTCGGACAGGCGCTCGCGGTGACCCGGAGCTTCTTGAGTATCGAGGCTTTCGGGTCCATCAGTGCAGGACCTTCTTCGGCGCGAGGGAATAGGACGCGTACTTGCCACCGACTTCGTCCTTACGCATCGTGGTGAGGATGTCGTAGCCAGCGTCACGGATTTTGAGAATGCAGTCCGAGAGCCGGTAGATGTGGTAGACGAGCATCGACTGGCTGGCAGTGATGTCCTTGCCCGCTTCCAAGTGCGCAAGGATGATGCGCGCCTGCGGCGGCAGCGAGAGGTCGGAGGCAAGCGTCGGCGAGCCCAGAGTGAGGGTGGTCATGCTTCATGATCCTTGTGCGGTTGAAAGGGGTGTGCGGGTCTCTCCCCGCCTGTCACGATTTCACTCGTCGCTCAGGGCGCTACCCCGAGGTGCTCGTGTTCAGAGGACCGAGGGGTCCAGCTCGTTGATGATCGCCCAAGCGAACTTGAGAGCCTTGGCGCGCGTCAGGCGGACGCCGTCGTAGTCGGAGTTCATGATGTACGTGTACTTGCCTTCGACCTCGACCTTGATGGCACCGCCGTCCTTGTCGAGCACGACCAGCTCACGGTGGTCGGACTTGCTCTTGAACTTCATGGGATCACTTTCGCTTCTTGAGTTGCTGTCGCTTCATCTCGTCAATCCACGCGGCAGGCACTGTGCCCTTATCCGCCCAAGGGAAGCCGTGGTCGTCCGCCCACTTCGCGTACGTCGTCTTGCTGCCCTTGTAGATACGGTTAGTGGCGCGCTGGAAGACGAAGCGGATGTCGTACTCAGGGTGTTGTTCCTTGAGCAGGATCATCTTCTCGCGTTCCTTCGCGCCCTGCGCATCGGACTTGTGACCACCAAAGCGGCCCTTGGCTTCAAGGATGATGTTGGTCTTGTCGATGCGGAAGTCTGGGAGGTACTTCGCATTGCGCGCCGGGACCACGTAGTGAATCCACCCCGCTTCGAAAGCGTTGGAGACCCCTGCGTGGCTCAGCTGCGCCGCGACCTTCTCCTCCAATCCTGAGCGAAATACAGGCTCAATTTCGAGGGAGAGGGCAGGCTTAATAGCCATAGGTTGCTAGTCTCTTCTGTAGATACCACCCACGTACGTACTTGGCCCGGGCGGCCTTAGCTTCCTCAGGCGTCTCGTTGTCGTGACGAAGCCGGCCGCGTGCTACAGCGGCGCGCTTCATGTTCTCTTCGCTGGTGACGGCCTCAAGATGCTCAGGGTTCACACAGACCCTGTTGCGACACAGGTGGTCGATGTGAAGCCCCGATGGGATAGGGCCTTTGTAGGCGATGTATGACGCACGCGGAGCCGTGGTTACGCCTGCACGATTGCGCGGAGTGATCGCTTCATCGCACGCAGCTTGGCCGTAGCCGTGGCTTCCTATTGAAAGGAGCCACAGCCAGCAGCCTGAGTTCGGCTCGGGAATGCTCCGCTCCTCAATGTAGGAGGGAGAGGCCTTCATCCCTAGAAAGCCACATCAAAGTCTTCGTCGTCACCCTTGTCCTCGGAGCTCGAGAGGTCCGTGGATTCGAGGTTCTCGTCGGCTTCGCCCACGCCCTTGTACGAGAAGCCGTCCGCTTCATCGAACGCGCACTGACCGTAGGTGCTCTCGACCAGCTCGGTGATCTGAATCTGGTCGATGTACAGCGTAATGCCGTCCTCGTCCGGATAGACACCCACGGTGACCTTGAGCCGCCCCTTGGTGCCGCCACCAATAGACTGCGAGACCGGGATGGCCTGCTTCTTGGCGTCGAACACTGGCGGACGGATCAGCACGCCAGCCTTGTTGGTCATGCCGGTCGATGCGGTGAAGACGGTCTCGCCGTCCTTGTTCTTCTTCCACGGGAAGCCGAACTTGCTCTTGCCTTCCGCGTCCTCACCGAAGTCGGCATCGGGGCAGAGCTTCTTGGCGACCTTCTTGAGGTAGGTCTGCAGCGCGGTCTCGGCGGCTTCGTCCTTCTCGGACCAGTCCGTCTTGAACTTCGGCTTGCCGGGCTTGCCGCGCTTCGGGGTGTAGACATCCGGCTCGTTGAGCTTGGGATAGATGAAGGTAACGATAGCAGTCGTGAATGAGATTTTCTCGGCCTTAGCCACTTAGGTCCTTTAGTTGGGGTTGATGATCACAGGCGGCAGTCGCGGTGATCAGATGGTGGTATTCTTGTCGGCTTTGGCCTTGATGCTCGCCACAGACAGCTTCGATGTGTGGTACTCAATCTGACGCTGGGCCTCCTTGATACATTTACGGTGATAGCGGGCGTTCCAAGCCCAAGAGCGTGTGTCCTTGTGCTTCTTGCCCACACGCTCACGCTCTTCCAAGTCTGCAGCCGCAGCTATTGCGGAAGCAGCCGCTTGAGCTTCAGCCTCGGTGTCGAAGAGGTGGTCTTCAGAGACCCGGTAGTGGTCAGACGTGCGCCATTTGGTCTTGCCTTGCTCAATCTCCACGCCCGTTATGGTCGTGAGCGTGGCTACGGCCTTGCGTTCATGGACGGTGAGGTAACCACAGGGTCTAGCGTAGCCACTCTGGCAAGCAACGCAATCCACAGAGACCACATCGTTATCCGGGAGCAGCACGCGAATGCGACCCTCACCAGCGCAGTCTGGACATTCAAGCCGTGTCTCAAACGAGTCCCAGCCTGCGTGCCAGACTTGCTGTCCAATGGTGTACTTCATTGGATGTCCGTAGCGTGCGCCACGGTGCCGTCGTCCTTGTACGCGGTCAGGCCCACCACGTAGGTGAAGCCTGCGGCCTGCAGGAAGTCACGCATTGCGGAGAGCACCTCGGTGAGGTCCGCGTCCGCGTGCACTGTGCGTGACGCGTGGGCGGTGTCAAAGAGGTCGTCCGGGTTCATGTAGGCGTATTCGAAGGAGTACATGAGCGTCCTTAGGCCTCAGGCAATCCAGCGCTGCACTCTACGCGCACGCGGACTGGTTGCTTCGGCTTGTGCTTGAGGAGACGGATGAAGTCGGTCGGGTTGACCTGATAGTCCCGGGCCTGCTCACACGTGAAGCGGCTCGGGTACGGGATGTAGGCGGTGAGCTGAGGGCGCGGGTGCGTCCCCAGCAGAAGCGCTACCGTCAGGACGAACATCAGCTGTTGCGAGCGCGGAACGCGTTCATGAACTCACGATGGAAGACGCGCTTCTCGTCCTTGGACATCGTGCGGTAGTCGAAGATGACCTTGGAGCCGTCAGGCTTCTTGATCGTGACGTCGTGGTGAGCTGCGCCCATGCGGATGGTGACGGAGGTCTTCATGCTGCAGTTCCTTTGATGGGACAGTTGCGCTCGACGGCGCGGGGTGCGTAGGTCCAGTTGAGACCCAGCTTGTGGTTCACGGAGTTGCCTTCCAACGCGTAGGGCTTCTCGGAAACCGAGACCTTCACGAAGGTGCGCATTCCTGTCTTGACGTCAGGCTCGACCGCGTGGATTACGGAGCTGTCGAGGCGCAGGAGATGCTTGTTGGTATAGCGTCGCTGGAAGCCCGGCGGACGTGAAGCCCACCACGCCATCTCCGTCATGGAGACAGTGTGGTCCTTGGAGAGAGACACGGGCTTCTGAGGCACCCAGAAGATGGTCGGGTTGGCGTCGTACCAAATGTAGTTGAGGTCGTTGGTGCCGAAGCCGTCCGCGTGCCAGCCCAGCCGGTTGCCCGGAGCGCCCGGGGACGCGAAGATGCGCTTGGCGGTCAGGTAGACGTAGCTGTCACGCCAGCGGAGGACGCTGTCGCTGCTAATGTCGTTGAAGACAGCCTCCACGAGGGGCTCGAACTGCTTAAGGTTCTCGGGCACGGTCTCGGCCCAATGGCCGGGCGTCTTGATTGGGCAGTACAGCCAGAACATCATTTCCGTGGGGCTGAGGTCGATCAGCCCAAGGTCCTTCGGCGCGTTGCCGTACATGCGTGCTCTCCTATTTGTCGATGCGGATGTGGAGGAAGCGCGGGTGTCTGAACTTGCCGTCGTCGGTGAGCTTCATGCACTCGACTTCGATGGTCTTGGCAGGAGCCCAGCGCGTGACCGGATAGCGATTGGTCCACCACCACTCACGCTCTTCGTCAGTGAACCCCGTGCCAACGTAGCCCATAGGCGTCGTCAGGTATCCCATGCGTCCTGCGTGCTTGCCTTCACCTTCGAAGACGCCAGTCACAGGCACGTCGTACGTCTCGATGGGCTTCACCTTGAGCCACACGTCGCCCTGACGCAGCACGAGACCCTCGTAGCCAGCGGCCACGATGGACTTGAGCAACGTCTTGATAGCGTCTGCTGTGGGGTCGGTGAGGTGCCCAGCGTCGAGACGCGGGTCGAGAGGATCGAGTGAGAACATCTGATCGACCGTGATCGGCCGGGCCTTCGTCTTCGCTCTGATCCTGATTATGGTCTCTTTGAAGCTACCGCAGTACGTCTCGCAATCTTTGAACTCGGGCTGGAGGCCGTCCCGCCACTGAGGAAGATTGTAGAGTGGCTTGTCTGCGCGACTGAGCCACGACCGGGTCTCTGCGTTCCAGAGTGTCCTCACGCCATCAATCTTAATGGTGACGTGCCACGTGCCTTTGAGGTCCTTACCGGACCACGCCTTCGCCTTGATCAACCACCTTCCTTCCGTGTGTCAGAGTGACGAGCTTGTTGCTGCGCAGCTCACGCCAGCGCGCCGCCCAAGGCCCTCGGATCGAGAGCGCCCATGCGGTGTCCAGTGCTTCAATCTTGTGAAAGCAGGAGCGTGGTGTGTGCTTGAGCTGGCCTGCGTTGAACGTCAGACGCTCGCAGCTAGGGAAGCGTGAGCCGCTCCCGATTAGCCTATGCTCGACTACTCGGCCCTTGAGCCAGAGCGTCCACGCGTCGAATGCGTGCTCGTGGTAGGCTTCCCTCGTGCCCTTTGAGAACCTCAGGAGCACGATGGAGAACAGCGCCTTGCACTCGATCAGGAAGAACCCTGTGACGCCGGAATCCTTCCCGCCGTCTGCGGCCTTGCTGAGGATCTTCATCCCCGCGCGCAGTCAAAGCGCGTTGAGAAGAGACACTCGGTGCCCGGGATCAGCCAGACCGACTGTGTGACCCAATCGAAGCCGTCGTGCGCCATCGCGTGGATGTAGTCGCCATCATCCCCGAAAACGTAATCGTACTTCATTCCGCACCGAAGCCTTCCTGCTGCATACAGCTTTCGAGGTTGAGGGAGTTGGCAAGCCCATCCGCTTCGATACGCTTGAGCTGGCCCGAGATGTCGTGCGCGAGACACACGACCTTGAAGGTGCCTTCGAACGTGTTGTCGGGCAGCACCACGTAGTGTTTGTTCTTCACTTGCGGAATCCCATGTTGTGACGGAGGCGCTGCTCCAGCTCGCCGAGGTCGACGCCGCGCGCTTCAAGCACGGCCTTCGTCTGCTCGGGGATCGGAACGGCGTTGAGGATGGATGCGCGCGCGATGCGCTCGTGGCTAAGCGGGGGCGTGTAGGTCATTCACAGTTCTCCCTTGGTGTAGGCTACAAGGCGTTCAAGCTGCTCACGTGTCAGCGAGCCCTTGAGCCGGTTTGCTCGATTGGAAATGCAGCGCACGTTGTCGGGGACGTAACCCAGCGCTGGAATCACACGGTCAATAGACGGCGCGTGCGCGCGACCGTTCTTCGACGTTCTGGCGAGTGGCACCTTGAGGATGGGGCACTCAGGGACGCGGAGACATAGAGCTTCGACAAAGTCTAGGGTGAGCGCGAAAGGCACGCCTTCAGCCTCAGCACGGCGCTTAGCGTCTCGTGTAACTGCCCCAATCCTGCGACGACTGATGCTCGCAGGAGAGTAGGCTTGTCTGCCGTTGAAGAAGTATCCGTCTTCACGCGTATGCTTAGGCAAAGGCGAAGGGGGCATTAAGAATGTCCTTGAGGTTCAGAGGTCCGGGAGAGATTGCATCTGGCAACCGATCACAATTGTCATCAGTCAGGTCAAGCCGCGCCTGCGCCAGTATCTCGGCTAGGACGTCGTGCGTCTCATACATCTCCGCAAACTGCTCGCGAATGATCGCGTTGAACTCGGTAGCCCGCGAAGGAAGGCAACCGAAGCTATCGTGTACTGTTGCAATCGAGATGATGCCCCGATTGCGAGCAGCGTTAGCCACGAGCAACAGGTGAGCAGCATCAAGAGCGTGAACGAAGTTGGGTGCCACCCCATTGGAGGCTTTGTCCTTGTTGATCTCGGGCTTGTCGTCTACGGCCACGGTGAGCTGCGAGCGTACGCTCACACCACCATCGTTGAGCCACAGCTCGACGCGCTTGGTTACAGGGTCGTGGTATCGGTTGATCCACGGAATGCCGACAGGCGTCGTCCAACGCAGCGGCTTGCCTTCGTGCGCGAGCGCCTTGGCGAGCTTCTGCAGATACTTCATCGCTTCGCTGGGCTTGTGAACAATCTGCTCAATAGCTTCGAAGATATGATCTGCGAGGAAGCGCGCCGCAGCGCTCGGGCGTTCTTCAGAACCCTGCTCCCACGGGGCGAACGGATGAACCGCCCGCTTGCCCTCAAGAACCTCACGAGCCAAAGGCTTCATCAGGTCCGTCTGGAGCTGGCAGGCCATGCCGAACTTCTTGCTGGAGTAGGCGTAGGTCATGACGCCACGTTTGCAATCGCCGCGACCAATCTTGTAATCCAGGAACAGCTGAGCCAACTCACGCTGGCGTGCTGCGGCTAGGACTTCCTTGTCGTCGCAGGAGTTCTCAGGCTCCGTGGTGAGTGCCACCACGAGGCGCTTGTTCACCAGCTCGGCCACTGTCGCGTAGATGTCCTGCGGCAGCTCGTTGGGTGTCAGGTTGACCAGTGAACCCTCGGATGCCCGGGTCATAGCAGAGAGATGCTGTAGGCCTGAGCAGCTCCCATCGAAGCTCACAGGCAGCGAGCACTCGTAACTCGGCCCCTGTGAAATCGCTCGGCACAACTCTTTGCACGCAGCGAGGAACAGGAAAGGCTTGTCGGCCTTCGTCCACTCGGTGTTGAGGAGCGGGCGGCGAGCTATGTCTTCCAGTAGGAGAATGTTGTCGTCGCACCACTGGACCCTCTCTGCGATTGGGCGCTTGTCAATCTTGTTGAGCGCGCCGCAGTTCGCGACGTGCATCTTGAGCCACCTAAGCCCGTCAACGCCAATGGGCTCGCCCTGTGCAAACAGGAACAAGGCCCGCACGCGGTCCTCGCGCTGGAAGTTGAAGTGGCTCAGGCTGTAGATGCGACCGCGCCAGTCGCAATTCATCGGCGTGTAGAACTTCGCCACGACAGCCAGCTCGCGCGCCTCCGTCATGTCCGTCTCGAACATGCGGCGATTGCACTTGGCCTCGTTGGCGAGCAGCCGCAGCTCGTCCTTGCGCATCTTGCGGAGCTTGCGCTGTCCTGCGTCCATCTGCGCCCACTCTTCGTCCGGGCAGCGGGGCAGGGGCTTCACAGGGTGGATCGAGGGCAGACCCTTCACAGCGATGCCCCGGTTGTAGCACTCGGTGATCAGGTCAAACATCTCGGTGTTCAGCGTCCACGCCACGGACTGCAGTGTGTTGACGCCGTCGAGCGCGGGCTGGAGCTGCCCCGACTTCACAGCGGCGCGGCCTGCAGCTGCGGTCGCCTTGTAGCGGGTCCGCAGGAACGAGGTGGCGCCACTGACGCGCGGGTCCGGAGAGCCGCAGCCATTGAACGCGTCCCACGCCTTGGGAAGCTCTTTGGACGCAAACCACACTGGCCTGCTCGTGCGGGAATGAGTGAGCGCAGCGTCAACGAACGCCTCGGCCTCCTCGGTCAACTCAAGATACCTAGTCGCCACCAAGGTGCCCTTAGGCCCCGGCTCGGTCTCCTCACGCCAGCGGAACATATCGGACAGCGCAGTCGTCAGGAGGTTCAAGCCCCATGTGCCTGCGCACGTCCGCTGCACCGAGGGCCACTCACGTTGCTCATAGGCGTTCACCTGTGTGCCGTCGCGGCGCTTGTAGCTCTGGGCCGCTTCCTTCTTTGCAGCCATCAGGCGGACGCTGGCGCTGCTGTGGCGCTGCTTCACACGCCGTGCGATGGACTTGGCGCGGGCCGCGTCGCTCTGGATCAGCCCGGCCGCCCAGCACTCGCCAGCGAGCGCGGCTCCCACGGCCAGCGTGGTCTCCAGCTGCGTCTCCTGCTTGCCGAGGCTGTGCAGGGCGCTGTGGAGCACGGCGAGGGCGATCACGTCGCGGTCGAGGCCCCGGACCACCTTGAGCATCTTGGCCTCCTGAGGGTTCCCTCGGGTCTCGGCCTTGGTCTCAAGAGCGGCGCGCACGGCGTCCGCCAGCTTGGTCAGGTTCCGCTTGGTGAGCGCGGTGCCCTCGGTCGTCGCACCGTAGCCGACCCTCTCAAGGTTCCTGAGGTTCCTAAGGTCATGCTTGGCAATAGCTGTAACAATCTCCCTAGGAAGCTCTTGGGTGATCTTAAGGGTCTCGGGGAGGGCTGTAGCGTCCAT